TACAGATCAGGATGAACGCTGAGGTCAAGCTCAAGGAAGTCTTCGGCCCACTGTACTTGCCAGATGGCAAGCCTTTCTCGCCCAAGCGGGATAACAAGAAGTCTGGCTATGTGGCCGGTGCGGTGGTGCAGAAGGTTGTGCTGACCGAATTCAACCCGGGCAGCCGTGACCACATCTCCCGCTGGCTCAAAGTGATGCGCGGCTGGAAGCCTACGGTTTTCACGAACGACGGAAAACCAAAGGTAGACGAAGATGTCTTGAAGCTGCTTCCGTACCCTGAGTCAAAGCTGCTCGTTGAGTATCTGACGATTCAGAAGCGCATTGGCCAACTCGCTGAGGGTGACCAAGCGTGGCTCAAGCATGTGCGCAAAGGCCGCATCCATGGCAGCGTCATCACCAATGGTGCTGTCACTGGCCGTGCCACCCATGCGTACCCCAACATCGCTCAGGTCCCCTCTGTGAAGAAGAACAAAGAGGGCAACATCTTGATGGGCTTGGCCGGTGGCTTTGGTCACGAAAGCCGTGCTCTTTTCACAGTACCCAAAGGTCACATCCTCGTGGGTGCTGACTTGTCGGGTATCGAGCTTCGCTGTCTGGCCCACTACATGGCGCCTTGGGACAAAGGCGCGTATGCCAAGGTCATCCTTGAGGGTGACATCCATAGCGAAAATCAAAAGGCTGCAGGACTTCCCACACGCAATGACGCGAAGACATTTATCTACGCGTTCCTCTACGGTGCCGGCAACGCCAAGATAGGTTCGATCATCGGCAAGGGTGCCCACGCAGGTGGGATGCTCAAGCAGAAGTTCCTGTCAGGTTTACCAGCCTTAGACAAGTTGATCAAGGCCATTCAAAAAGCCAGCGCTCGCGGGTACTTGGTGGGTCTTGATGGCCGCCATCTCCATTGCCGCTCTGCGCACAGCGCTCTCAACACGCTGCTGCAAAGTGCAGGCGCCTTAATTTCAAAACAAGCACTCATTGAATTCGACCGTCTTATCCAAGAGGCGGGATGGCAGGACCGCGTCCATTTAGTGGCGTGGGTCCACGACGAAATACAAGTGGAGGTGCAGGGAGATGAGAAGTTTGCTGAAGAGATTGGACAAATGGCTGTCCGAGCCTTTGGACTCGCAGGGGAAGTCTTTAAGTTCGCAATGCGAATTGACGGAGAGTACCACTGCGGAGCCACTTGGGCCGAGACGCACTGAGGTAGCGAGTTTGTGGACAGTGGTTGCGAAAGCGCAGCTGTCCCCATTTCGCATCCAAAGTGACTTTGCCAGAGAGAACGCCCCAGTGGTTGCCCAAGCGGCATCACTGGGTTTCATAACAACCAAGCGACCAGACGGTCACTTCGGTCGCGACTGGTTGGTGTCCCGCAAGGGGACGCTGTACCTCGAACAACAAGAACAAGAAGAGGTAGAACAACATGCTTGAGACAGCAGTACTGAGCGCACTCGCGCCCGCATTCATTGATGGTATCCGTGGCCTTGTGGCCAAGTGGACAGGCTCCGAAGGCGCCAAACCGCAGAACCTCGACGAGGTCATCAAACTCATGGAGGCGGAGAACAACCGCTTTCGCATCATCGCGGAGCTGGACAAACCGGTGGAGAACATCTCCAAGTGGGTGGCCGACTTGCGCGCGTCATTTCGCTACATCGCAGCCACGCTGATCATCATCGGAACGATGGCCGGATGGATCGTCAACGAAGAACCCATGGTCGTGGTCTGTGCATTCCTGTTTGGCGAGCGCTTCTACTTGAAGTTCAAGGCCGGCTTCGGAACAAAGCAATAACAACAACAAGGAGCTGGAGATGAAAATTGTTTTAACACTGACAGACATCGCTGAAGATGAGATGTCAACAGATCTGACTGCGCAAGCCAATGGTGTCAACGATGATGCGGAGAAGTCCATTGCGACTTTCTACGCACTCATGATCATCAAAGGCATTGAGCAGTACAGCGAACGCCTTGGTGCATCCGTCCAAGAAATCAAGGTGCAGTGATGCGCACACTGCTTCTTGACAGCGACATCATTGCTTACAAGTTCGCATCAGCAAACCAACAAACCTTTGCTTTTGACCCCGAGGCCCCCATCGTGCATGTGGGCAACCTCGAGGCGGCCATTGCTGATGTGGACAGCTACATCGAGTCACTCAAGGAGCAGCTCCAAGCGACACGCGTTGTCTCTTGTCTGAGCTGCCCAAGTGCGGACAACTTCCGCCTCAAGGTCCTCGATACCTACAAAGCCAACCGCAAGAACACAGTGCGTCCCGTGCTGCTGCCCGAGCTGCGCGCACACATGGCAACAGCATATGAGTGCATCACAAAAGACACCCTCGAAGGTGACGATGTGATGGGAATCCTTGCGACAAACAAGCGTGTCATTAAAGGTGAACGCATCGTAGTGAGCGAAGACAAGGACATGCGGCAAATCCCGGGTCTGCTATTTAACCCCCGCAGCATGACGGAGCCACTGCTCATCACGCCAGAGATGGCTGACCAGTACTTCTACACGCAGGTACTCACCGGTGACCCAACGGATAACTACTCGGGCTGCCCGGGTGTGGGTCCCGTCAAAGCATCAGCCATCTTGGAGGCAGCAGGGGACAACCCATGGCGCGCCATCGTGGCTGCCTTTGAGTTACGCGGACTGACGGAGCAGGACGCTTTGGTGCAAGCATGGGTTGCCCGCATCTTGCGCTCGGGTGAATTCAACGAAAAACAAAAGAAGGTCAAATTATGGAAACCAAAAGCTGCAAAACCTGTGCGTACGACTCGAGTGCCCAAAGCATCGACGCTGCCCCACCCGAGTGCTGGAACTGTGCATCCTCTTTGAATCCAGATCTGACGCTGCCCGGCTGGACGCCTAAGGCTGAGCCAGATTTGGTCAGCCGCATGATGGTCAGCGCTGCGGAGTTGTCACGCACTTCTCCTCAGGCGGCCCTCTTGCTGCTCGATGGTGCCGAGAAGTTGCTTGAGATGGAGCAGCGCCTTGAGCAAGCCGATGAAATCATTGGCCGCTTTTGTGAAGTCTACGCAGGCAGGTGATGGGGTGATGCCAATCATGCCACCCTCGGAATAATGCGCAGGGCTATGCCCCTTTGGTTGTTCCGAAACGAGTCCCGGTTCCCATCCCCTTCCGGGCCTTGTTCATCTCCTCTCCTCCCGAGTGCCCCCTGCCCACAAGGCGGGGCTTCTGAGCACTGCCGCAAAGCGTAAGCGGCACTATTTTCCCGGAGGATGTCATGGAAAAAATCCCATTCGCAGCAGTCGACTTGATTGAAAAGCTCGACCAGCTGTACCCCGAAAAGTGCCCCGCTGTCACAGATTCCGAAAGAGAAATCTGGATGTATGCCGGCGCACGCGAGCTGGTGCGAAGGTTAGTCCATCGCGCTAAACAAGAACAAGAAGACGAAGGAGTTGGTCATGTGCTTACCCAGCGCACCTAAGGTGAAGATGCCCGACCCTGTCGCGCCAACACCCCCACCAAAACGCATGCTCACACCAGAGGATTCTCTGGCGATGGCTGACAAACAAAACGGCATGGATGCTGCAAGGTTTGGCAAGAAGGCGTTGCGCATTGACCTGAACTCCAACATGGGTGGCTCCGGTCTTCACATCCCACAATAAAAAGAAAGTGTCGCTATGGACAAGAATACTCAAGATAGCGGCGCTTCAGGAAAATACGCGCGGATGGAATCCGATAGAGGTCCGTACCTCTCGCGTGCTCGTGACGCAGCGCTGCTCACGATTCCCACTTTGATGCCACCTGCCTCCAACTCGGCAGGTACAAAGTATCCAACCCCTTACCAAGGCCTTGGTGCTCGCGGTGTGAACAACCTCGCGTCCAAGCTGCTCTTGGCTTTGCTTCCGCCCAACAGCCCCTTCTTCAGGTTGTCTATTGACGACTACGAACTCGAGGCGTTGACTAAGCAAGAGGGCATGCGCGGCAAAATTGAAGAAGCATTCGGTCGCATCGAGCGCACCGTGATGAACTCGATTGAGACCAAAGCCGCTCGTGTGAAAACATTTGAAGGTCTCAAACAATTGATCGTCGCAGGCAACGTGTTGATCCATGTGCAGCCGGACGGTTCGATGAGGGTTTTCAGACTTGACCGCTATGTAGTCAAGCGGGACCCCGTCGGCAATGTGTTGGAAATCATTGTCAAGGAAGACATCGCCCCGCGCGTGATTCCTATGGAAATCCGTAAAGCATGTGGAATGCTTGAGGGTGACAAATCCAACATCGAAAGCATTGCTCTTTACACGCACATCAAGCGTGAAAATTCCAAACAACAATTCACGATTCACCAAGAGTTGAACAACCATGTGGTTCCCAACTCAGAGGGTACATACCCTATCGACGAGTGTCCTTGGCTTCCACTTCGCTGGACCTCAGTTGAAAACGAAGACTACGGTCGCGGTTTCATTGAAGAGTACATGGGTGACTTGAAGACCCTCGAAGGTCTGTCCAAATCGATTGTGGAGGGCGCTGCGGCTGCCTCCAAGATTGTGTTCTTACTTCGTCAAAACAGCACGATCAACAAGAGAAAGCTCATCGATTCACCAAACGGTGCGGTGCTGGACGGTAATGTCGAAGATGTGGGTATCTTGCAGCTCGAGAAGTACGCTGACTATCGCGTGGCTTACGAGACAGCTCAGGAAGTATCCAAGCGTCTGTCATATGCATTCATGTTGAACTCCAGCGTGCAGCGCTCAGGTGAGCGTGTGACTGCTGAAGAAGTCAGGTACATGGCCAGCGAACTCGAGGATGCCTTAGGTGGTGTTTACTCTATCTTGTCGCAAGAGATGCAACTGCCACTGGTGCGCATTCTGTTGTCCCAGTTGGGCAAAGACGGCAAGCTCCCAGAGCTGCCAAAAGATTTGGTTCGCCCCATGATTACCACGGGCCTTGAAGCCTTGGGTCGTGGACATGACTTGCAAAAGCTCAACACCTTCTTCCAGCAGCTCCAGCCGCTGGGACCAGAAGCTTTGACCACTTACATGAATATCTCTGAGTACATCGCCCGCATTGGCGCATCGCTCGGGATTGACACCAAGGGTCTCATCAAGTCTGACGAGCAGATTCAGCAAGAAAAGCAACAAGCAATGATGGCGCAGATGGCTCAAAACGCTGCACCAACGCTTGCACAAGGGGCGGTAGACGCCATGCAACAGGGAGTACCACAAGATGGCAACACGCCGCAATAAGGGAGAGAAGATGGAAAACACAGAACAAGTCGAACAAGTCGAACAAGAGCAAGTAGAACAAGCTCAGGCCGAACAAGTGGTTGACATAGCACCGGAGTTGGTAGTCAAGGAAGCAGGCTATAGCCAGCCAATTGAATTCAAACCGCAGCGTGTCACCAAGGTCGGTGAGATGACTCGTAAAGACTGGTAATAAAAGGAGGAGGGGAGATGACTTTGAATATCGATACAGGTACACCTAATGGTGCGCCACAAGACAACGCCGATCAGAACCAGATGTCTGATCATGACAAAGCGATGCTGGAGAAATCCAAGCAAGTGGAAGTCAACGGTGTCAAAGAGCCGGTAGATCCAAACACCGATCAAAACCAGCAGAACCAAGACGGCAATCCAGAAGACCGTCCTGCGTGGTTACCCGACAAGTTCAAAACCGTAGATGACTTTGTGAAGTCCTACGGTGAACTCGAGAAAAAGCTCGGCTCACGTCCTGCTGACCCAAAGCCTGCTGATCCGGTGGATACTGCGGCTGACCCAGCAGCGGACCCCAAGGCTGACACTAAGGCAGCTGACCCTCTGGACTTCAACAGCTACTTCACGGAGTGGTCCGAAAAAGGATCCATCGGTGACGAGAGCTACGCCCAGTTGCAAAAGGCTGGTATCCCTAAGGATGTCGTTGACGCGTACATTGCGGGCGCCCAAGCCTTGCAAGTACAGCGTGCCAATGAAGGCTTTGCCATTGCTGGTGGTCAAGAGAACTACACCAAGATGACCCAATGGGCCAAGGTGAATCTGCAGCGCGCTGAGATTGATGCGTTCAACAACGCTATCTCTGGCTCGCCCGAGCAGATGCAGTTGGCCATTCGCGGTATGCACGCCAAGTATGAGTCTGCTGTGGGTAAGACCCCAGCGCTCCTGAATGGCAGCGCTTCAAGCTTCAACGCAGCAGGCGGTTTCCGCTCGAAGGCTGAGGTTGTCGCAGCGATGAATGACAGCCGCTATGAGTCTGACTCTGCTTACCGCAACTCAGTGATGCAACGCTTGTCACTCACAGCGGGCGATGTGATTTAACGCTAGGCAGGTCTTTCGGGACCTGCTTTATTTAAAGAGTTTTCCTAAGATTCCTTGGGAACTTTGAGCAGACTTCATTTTTGTTTCATCAACAGAGAATGCTGTGTGAATCACACGGCTGGCCATACTTTTTGGCTTGAAGAGGCTTGGACGGGTAGTCTTGTTATGTGCAGCCAAACGCTCGGCGAATGAGCCTGAACAGAACAAGTACTGGTACATATCATCTCGTGCTGATTCAATCTTCACGTCATATCCAGATCCAGCCATTTCTTCTCTGATGGTGTTTCTCAAAGAGTCATACCCATCACACAACCAGAATGCAGTTGTGTTTGTGATGCCCATCCACTTCTCTAGTGTGTTGTCTGGGTAGCTCGTAAAGAAGCTCTTGACCGCAGGGCTGTTGGATTCAACGGTGATGTTGTTGAAGATGGTTGCATAACCCGCTGCTCTGATGATCAGATGCGGTGAGGTCAACATTTCTTCAGTGATTTTCTCGATGTCGTGCGCCACAGCGTGACTGCGCATCAAAGAAGACATGGTGAGGATGGCCACACCAGCAGTACTGATAAGTGCGGTTGTTTGTGGATAACCGTCATCACGGTCATACCAATCAGCAAAGTACTCAAAGACTTTGTACAACGCAGCGCGCTGCTTGCGGTTGTAACTCTCCATAAATTTTGAAGATGCAGTAATTTTTTCCTCAATGGATTGAATCTCCTCGGCAGTGAGCCAATCTTCTGCCCGTACATCAAGCGATGCCTTTGGCAGCTTCCATAGAAGAAGTCCCGTGAGGTACGAGTTGAATGTTTTTGCGTCGAGTGCTTCTTTCGCATCTTTGATCATGCGAACGAATGCTGCATTGACTCTGGTGAAGTAAATCTCGTGGGAGTCCGGAGAGTCTTTTCCAGCCCAGAATTCGGCAGGAATCTCTTCAACACCGATGGCTTCTGCACCAATAAGCAATCTGGTTCCGATAGGAAGCGTCTCAAAACCCTTCTTGCCACACATTGCATCTGCAATGACGGTTCTGTCCATACGAGGGTTACGAACCATTGCATAGAGTAGCGATTTGTTTACAGGCTCCTCAAGATCAGCCGACAAGGTGTTTTGCAGTATGTTATTTCCTGCATCGTTTCTAAGGCTTAGCCGATACCAGTCTATGCGGCTGTTGCTAAGGAGCGCAGCTTTGAAAGCAGGGCCTTTGACAAACAGTTGCTCAAGTGCTCTTGTTTCCCAAAGCTCCATCACTTTCCCGTAAGTGGCAAGGACAAGCTTCAGGTCATCTCTGTCACTTGCAAGAATTCCATCACGGACAGGCTCAAGGTCTACTAACAGTTCGTCACGACCATCTTCTGATTCCTGCGTGTGTGTCTTCAAGAGATGCTTAGTAAGTTCGTAGGCTGGGACGATTTTGATGAACTCAGCCGCGAGAAGCGGGTTCTCTCGGGCATCTTTGAAGTTGAAGATGTCAAACATAGTTAGTCCTTAGGTTTTTTATTTTCGCACTATAGCTCTTCAAAGTGCTAAGAATTATCTTCGCCGAACACCAAGTCGAAGATTACTAATCCCATAAACATACCACTTATGACAGCCGCAAGGCTGAACGGATAGATGAGCCACGCCTCATCGACGCCAAGCAGTTGACTGTAGATGTCCGCTGCAAACATCCCCATCGCCAATCCACCAGCCGCAGCGAAGTAATTCTTGCGCGCGTCCCCACTCATCACTTTTCGACTCCTCGAAGCCAGACCTCTTTAGGTCGACTTCCGTAACCAGTCTGTTGACTGCATCTGGCCTTGCTGCGGCAAGACAACCTGATTCGCATGCGCTGACCTTGTGTTGCAGGAAGGGAAAACCCCAATCCCATCCAAATCACTAGGAGTTTCCTCATGGCAAACGCAAACCCCAGCCGCCTCGGTCAGGTCAACAAATCTGGCGCAACCGACGAGCTGTTCCTCAAAGTATTCGCAGGCGAAGTTCTGACTGCATTCGAAAAAGCAACTGTGTTCACACCACGAACCATGTCCCGCTCGATTGCTTCTGGCAAATCTGCATCTTTCCCCGTGGTCGGTCGCAACACTGCAGGCTACCACACCCCCGGTACCGAAATCCTCGGTAACAACATCGGCCACTCTGAAGTGGTCATCACCATCGACCAGCTGCTCGTGTCCCCTGTGTTCATCAGCTCCATCGATGAGGCAATGAACCACTATGAAGTGCGTTCTATCTACTCTAAAGAGTGTGGCCTGTCTTTGGCTTACGAGATGGACAAGCACATCGCCGCTATGGCTTTGAAGGCTGCACGCTCACCTGCCATCCTCGATGGCTTTGATGGTGGTTCGACCATCGTGAACCCTAACTTCCGTACAGACAGCAACGCTTTGGCAGCTGGCTTGTTCGAAGCTGCAAAGGTGTTCGATGAGAAGAACGTGCCTGAGACTGAGCGCTTCTGCTTCTTGCCTCCTGCTTTGTACTACCTCTTGGCTCAGAACACGACTGCTATCAACTCGCAGTTCGGTGGCTCTGGTGCTTACAAAGACGGTACCGTTGTAAAAATCGCTGGCATCGAATTGGTGAAAACCAACCACTTGCCACAAAGCAACGCTGCTGCTTCGAACAGCAAGTACAACATCGACGGCACAAACACTGCTGCCATCGTGATGCAAAAAGGCGCCGTTGGTACTGTCAAGTTGCTTGACATGGCTGTTGAGTCTGAATACGACATCCGTCGTCAAGGTACGTTGGCTTTGGCTAAGTACGCTGTTGGTCACGGTGTTCTTCGCCCAGAGATGTGCGTTGAATTGGCTGTTGCCTAACCCACAAATTAAGGGAACTACTCGAAAGGGTGGTTCCCTTTTTTTCATTTTTTCTAGGAGTTCGCCATGAGCATCAGCGCAATGAGTGAATTGGAAGCTGTCAACTTGATGTTGACCACCATTGGTGAGGCTCCGGTGAATACCATCGAAGGCTCAAACATGTTGGACGTGGCCATTGCCCGCCAAGTGTTGAAAGAAGTGTTGATCGAAGTCTGTGAAACAGGCTGGCACTTCAATACAGAAAAAGACATCGTCGTCACACCCACGACTGCTGGGGAAATTCTCTTGCCACTGAATGCGCTGCGCGCGGACACCATGGACGAGATGGACGGTGATGTGGTGATGCGTGGTCGTCGTCTGTACGACAAAGCAGCACACACCTACACATTTACACGCTCAGTGAGCTTGGAGATTGTCTTTGGACTGATGTTCGAAGAGGTCCCCCAAGTGGTTCGCCAGTATGTGGCCATCCGGGCGGCACGCAGGTTTCAAAGGCGCATGGTCACTTCTGACCTCATCGAGAAACTAACAGAACAAGAAGAAGTGGCGGCGTATGTGAAGTTGAAAGACTTTGACACAGACACCGCTGATTACAACATGTTGGACAACCCGCATTTCCAACGAATCCTCGCGAGGTAACCCAATGAGCCTGATCAATAAAACAATCTCGCAGCTGGTCTCCGGTATGAGTCAGCAGGCTGACGAATTGCGCTACCCCGGTCAGGCTCAGGAAGTTGTCAACGCACGCTTGGATATCGCAACAGGTGTCTCCAAGCGCCCGGGCAGTGAGCACACCTCACGAATCACCGGGTTGACTGCAGATGAACTCAAGAATGCCGCAGTGCATATTTACTCACGCGACAGCGATGAGCAGTACCTCGTGGTGGCTACCTCAGGCGGCCTGCAGGTGTTCGACGAAAGCGGAACACCCAAGTCGGTTGTCTATGGAGCAACCTCAGCAACTGACACAGCGACTGCTGACGAGGTGACCAAAGCCAAAGAGTACTTGCTGTGCTCTTCCCCCCAAGCGTCCCTTCGCTTTACCACCATTGCTGACTACACTTTCGTGCTCAACAGGGCCAAGCGTGTGAAAGCCTCAGTGGGTACAGACACACGCACCCTGCGTCCCGATACGGCATACCTGTATGTGGCCTTCGCATCCAAGGACCTTTCATACAAGGTCACCATTGATTCCGTGCATGCGCCTACCAGCGCTGAGAGTAACGACACCTCAGGCACAGCAGGGCGCATCAGCTCTCAAATCAATGTGAGCATGGCTGGCAGGTTCGAAGCCAAGCACATGAACAACTCGAGCGTGATTCGCATTAGGTCACTCGACGGTAGTGCGCTGCCCAAAATCATTGCAACCGATGGTTACGCTGATCAAGCCTTGTTTGTTATCCAAAACGAGGTGGCCCGCTTTTCAGACCTCCCACCTCTTTGCGACGAGGGCTTTGTGGTTTCCGTCACCGGGGACCCAGACACCACCAATGACCAGTACTGGGTTGAGTACAAAGATGGTCGTTGGCAAGAATGCTTGAAGCCTGAGCTGAACGACAACGCATTCGATGTGCATTCGATGCCGCATGTGTTGGTCCGCCAAGCTGACGGTAACTTCTACTTTCACCCCGCTGCGTGGGCCGAGCGCCTCGTGGGTGACAAAGAGTCAAACCCAGCCCCTACCTTTGTAGGCCGCAAGATAAACGACGTGTTCTACTTTAGGAACCGTCTGGGCTTCTTGTCCGATGAGAATGTGATTCTCTCTCGCGCTGGTAAACCCTTTATGTTCTGGCGTGAGAGCGCCACGATGCTGCTGGACTCGGACCCCATTGACATCTCGGTGTCATCGACCCGTGTCTCCACGCTGTACCACGCGGTTCCCTTCAACAAGGAACTCGTGTTGTTCTCAGACCAAGGGCAGTTCATCATGACTGCTCAACAAACGCTGACACCGAAGTCTGCCTCCATCACGGAAGCGACAGGCTTTGCTGCTTCGAAGTTCTGCAAGCCACAACAGTTTGGACCCAACTTGGTGTTCCCTGTGGAGCGTGAGGACTTCGCTGCATTGCGAGAGTACTACACCTCAAGCGACTCAGCACTGAACAATGCCGTAGACCTGACAGCGCATGTGCCTGCACTCATCCCCAAGGGCGTCTCAAAGATTTCCACAAGTACCCACGAGGACTTGCTGGTGACGATGACGGAAGCAACGCCTAGCAAACTCTTTGTTTACAAGAGCTTTTGGAACGGTCAAGAGAAGGTGCAGTCCGCGTGGTCCTATTGGGACTTCGGGGTTGGCACTCAGATCAACGGCTTTGAGTTCATTGGCTCTCGCCTGTACGTGGTCCTTACCCGTACCGATGGCGCCTTCATTGAGCGCATCGACATGAGTCAGCAAGATGTGGACGGGACGCTGCCCTTCAAGGTTGCACTGGACAGGCGCCACTTGGCTGTGGGTGCGTACAGCGCGGCTCTTGATGAGACAGCCTTTGAAGTCCCGTACTTGGATGACGCCCTCGTGGGTGTTGTTGTGGCACTACCTGCAGTGACCCAAGAGGCCACCACGGGTGCCCGCAATCTAGGCCTGAAAAAACCTGTGGTTGGCGGCGTAGTCCCCAGTGCGTCACGCATTGAGAAGTTCGAAGACAAGACCCGCGTGTGGGTCAAGGGTGACTGGGCGGGTGTTCAGGCCATCTTTGGTATTCCCTTTGTGTTCACCTTCAAGTTCGGCAGGTTGTTCTTGAAGGACGCCAACGAACGCATCGTGTCCACCGAAGTGAAGATCCGTCGCATGGCGCTCAAGTTCTCACGCGCAGGTCTCTTCAAGGTGGTGGTGACGCCATACGGCAGACCCACCTATGAGTACCCCTTCAGCCTCACTTTGGCCAACGGGTCCGCTGCGAGTGTGTTCAGCAAGGACGAGTACTACAGGCAAGGCGAGTTCTCCTCGCAGACGGCCTTCTGGTTTCCCGTGATGTCACGCTCTGATGCGGTGGACATCACCATCATCAACGACAGCTATATCCCGGCCTCTTTCTATGGTGCCGAGTGGGAGGGTGTTTATGTCTCAAAAAGTAGGCGCTTCTAAGCTGCAAGTCGTCAAGGCCACGCCAGCACACATCGTCAATCTTGTCCCACGCATTGCCAAGCAGGACCTCGCTGAGATGAACGCTTCTACAGAGCTGCCTCCAGAGGCGGCCCTCATGAAGTCCATGGTCATCTCTGAGTACTGCTGGGCAGTCCTTGATGAGACTCAACAGTGCATTGCCGTCTTTGGGGTTGCCCCCTTGAATCCCGACACGGGTATTCCATGGCTGATTGCTTCGGACAGTTTCCGCTCTCGATGGGTGGAGGTTGCCCGAGGCTCTCGTCTGTGGAGGCAAATCCTCAACGAGAGCTATCCGTGTCTCGTCAACTTCGTCCATGTGGACAACAAGACCGCCATTCGTTGGCTCGAGTGGTTAGGTTTTGACATCCACCAAGCTATCCCCTTTGGTGTCAGAGGGGAGCTTTTTCATCCATTTTCTAAAGGAGCGCACCATGTGTGAACCAGTCACGCTGTCGGCATTGGCCGGCGCAGGTACCTATGCAGGTGCTACCTCCGCAGCCGTGGGGATGTCCTCTGCCATGGCCAGTATGTTGGCCATCTCGGCTGCCCAAACGGTGATGCAAACCGCTGCAGGGCAGGAGCAAGCCAAGGCGCAACAGCGCGCCATCGCTGCTGGACACGACAACCAGCAAGCGCTGCAAAACGCACAGGCGCTGCAGATCAACAAGCAAGCCACTGAGCAGCAAAGCGCGGCAGCTCGCGAGATGATTCAAGAAAGAGCACGCTTGAGTGTTGCCTCGGGTGAGGCAGGTATTGCAGGCCAGTCGGTTGGCTTGGCAATCAATGACGCATCCATGCGCGGTGGTCAGAACATTGCGGCCATCGAATCAAATAGGGCCAGCTTGATTGCTCAAAACAGAGCAGAAGCAGCCGGTATGCGCGCTAACGCACAAAGCAAAGCGAACTCTGTGGACTACCCAACTTGGATTGGGGCAGGCCTCAAGATTGCCGGAGCGGGTACTTCTTCGTACATCCAGCAGCAAGAAGCTGTGGCAATGCGCAAGACCATGACGCCAAGAGCAAACCCAACTTATCAGCAATAAGAAGAAAAAACCAAGGGAGGCACTATGCCACGCGAAACACAAACCCGTTTGAATCAGAACGCTCCAGTTCAGGAATCAAACGCACAGCAGCTGTTCACTCAGGTGACAAGCCGGCCTGTTGACACAACTGTGTCTCCCGCGCAGTCCAACATGATGCGCCTTGCCGGTGCTCTTGAGGGGTTGACCCCGGGCATTCAGGCGTTCGAGCAAGCGACCCTCAACGGGGTGCGCAGGGATGTGGCCCAAGAGGTGGAAGACAACAAGCGCAAATTGATTGACCAAGGTCTCCAAGATGCTTTGGCAAAGCCAGAGGCACGCGGTGAGTCAGCCCTCAGGTATTTGAATCCTGAGTACAAGGCGGCCTACTTTGATGCAATGAGCATGACTACGGCCACAGATATCGACCGCGAGTTTGCCCTTGACTACAACAAGAACAGTAAAGATCCTGCGTACGACGTTAAGGCGGCCTATGACAGGATCTTGAAAGAAAAGACAGCAGGCATTTCTGACGGACAGTACCTTCAGAAAGTTGTTGCACAAACGGCAAAAACAGTTGGTACCTACTCTGTGCATTTTGCGCAGACTCAGCAAAAGATGGCTGACCAAAAGATGATGGACAACGTCAACACCGCATTCAGCAATGTGCTCGATAGCTACCAAAGTGATACGAGCAACCCAGAAATGAATCAAGGTCTGGTGAGTGCTGACAAGGTACGCGATGTTTATAAGAGCGTGCGCGAGCAGGCCAAGGCCACAGGGACAGACCCCCGAGAAATCGAGCGAATGTTTGTTCAGCAGATGAGTTCGCGCGGTCTTATCAATGAGGACTTGAAGAGGATTCTCTACGAGAAGGATGCCAGTGGACATGCTGCAGCTGACAGTCCGGAGGTGCAAAAGATTTTCACTGCTGACCGGATTAGGCGCGAGAACGCACTGGATGCGGCATCCAAAAAGCGCAGGGATCTGGAATCAATCCACGTCAAAAAAGACATCGTGGACAACCCCGATAACTGGTCTTTTGAAGCCATCAATGCGTATGTCAAATCAGAGCATCTGTCGCCTGATGAGGGTATGTCAATCTACACAAAGATGATGGATGAAAGGCGCAAGCGTCAGGAGAAAGCCCAACGGTTGGCTGATGTGCTTGGCCCTAACGGAAAACTCTTGGCCGCCACCGACACTGAGTACAAAAAGGTTCTCGACGAACACTTGGTTAACCAAGGACTCCCCGTGCTGGCAGCCCTTAGTGATGCTGTCAGGAGTGGTGACGAGACGAGTGCAGGAGTGGAGACAACTCGCATTGCAGCGTTGATTTCTGACCACAGTCTGGTCAAAGGGTACACAACACCACACCCCTTGATGGAAGTCATCAAGACCAACATGTTCTCAGGAGCTGTCTCTGTGAACTCCAAGACGCCACCTGCTGAATTCTTGGCAGGGGTCCGCTTGTTTGACACCTTCAGTGCTGCGAACTCAGACCTTGTCTATCGTAATTTCGATGACGAAACTCGTTTGAAGATTGAAACCTTCAAAGCACAGCTTCGCGAGGGTAAAGAACCTGTGCAGGCATATGCGAATGCTATTGGTATGAGTGCAGCTCAAAAGCTGAACACGCAAGAAGGTGTGGCGAGTCCAATCATGCGCGATACCTTTAAGGCGTTGTGGAGTGGTGAAAATGAAGCTAATTCACGCAAGCCAAAAGACAGTGAAGTCCCCATTGGGTTCGAAGATGCTGTGATGAGGCGCGCCAACAAGCTCAAAGCACTCTCTCCATCCATTGGAGATGTTGAGGCGGTGACGCAAGCAAAGAAGGCAGAGCTTCAGAATTACTTCTATGACGAAGATTCCAAAGGTTGGGTGCGCCTTGTTTCCGGCTACAACCAAGAAGATTCGCAGAGCATCTTTAAAAACATCGCGCAAAAGCAGCACCCAGATGGTGGAACGCTCAGCAAGGTTATCTACGATGCTGCTGCTGACAAATACACGCTTCAGGTGAATACTGCAGATGGTCCTCAGTATGTTTCATTGACAACGGAAGGTATTAAGTCGGCTGTTCGTGAGTATGAACTGACGCCTGCGGCAGTTGCTGCAAACATCGAAGAGTACAACGGCGCTGAGAAGTGGTTCAAGGAGCAAGGTCTCTTTGGTAAGCCAAGTCAGCAGGTTGAAGACTGGATCAAAGTTCAGCAAGAGAATGCTCGACATGCAATCGATAGTCAGCCTACATATGCTGGCAAGAGGCAGCTCATCGAGCAGTACGCTGCGATGGACAAGTACAACATCCTCGGATTTCGCAACAGGGCTGATGAAGCCATTGCGTCCCTGACCGGAAGTGCGAAGCGCCCAACGGTTGGTATGGATGGAAGCCCTGTTATCAAGAGTGTTGGGTTTCCCGGTGTAAACAAGTTTTTGGCGGCCTATGGAATCTTTCCAGATGCCATCAAGCGCAATGCCGGTAATGCATTCAGCACGCTGGCCAATTTGGGGCACAGTGCAGGTGAGTTTGTTGACACAGTGACAGGCAAGGCAACACCTCTGTCTAAGCCGGAATATGTCAACGATAACTACATCGACAGGACGCGTTCAAAAGACACCCTCAACAAAAAGCTGAATGAGCTGCGGGCTGACCCCAAGTTCAGTAAGCCAAAACTGATCAGTAAAGAGAACGCTGAGTATGCAGCGTCAAAAGCTGATCAAGATCCAGCGTTTGCAGTCACGATGGCTACTGAGGATTTCGCAGCAAATATCACCAAAGACAACAAAGGAAGAACCATAGGTTTTGGTTGGAACTTCGACATGATTGGGGATACCGCTGCTTTGAAGCATTTGCAAAGTGCGGGTTTTCCGAATCCAGCAAAAACTCTGGAACGCCTAAAAGCAAACGACAAGACCCTCAAGATTACGCGTGACCAAGGTTATGCCCTGTACGCTGCACATCGTGAAGGCACTGACAAACTGATGGCTAAAGTCATTGGAAATGAAACGTGGGATAAGTTGGGTGAGCACCACCCAGTCAAAATTATTCTGCGTGACTTTGCCTACAACATGGCGCCCGGAGCTGATGGGGAAAAGTGGAAGAAGTTTCAGTTCATCCAAGAAATCCGCAAAGGCGGTGACATTGGTACGGTGCTCACAAAGCTCTACCAGACGACTGTCTCTAACGATAAAGCAAACCAGACCAATTGGTCGAACAGGTTGCATATGTGGGACATCGCGCTCACCCATTCGAAAGCCCTCAAAGACTTGTTTCAGCAGGCCGCTACTAACGGAGGCAGGCTTCAATAAAAGGAAAAATCATGCCACCACAGCTGCTCGACGTGCCTCTTCAGAAAACTCTAGGGGCCGTACCTACGGAATCATTTCAAGATATTGCAGATAACGAGGCCCAGAGGAGGGCATCTGTACAGGTCCAACAGATTGATGAACGCCAACAGGTCATCACACAACAAACCACAGATGTCTCCTTTTCTCAAGCCTTCGGTGCTGCGATAGACACTGAGATGTCTGCGAAAGCGATGTTTGATGCCTTCAACAAGCGCGGCAGTGTGCTGGATCCGGACTATGTTTACGACCCGGCACAGGTGGACGCTATTGGAAAACAGTTTGATGGTGACAAGGAAGCTCAGCAGGTTTTCATTACTGAGTCGATAAAGGCAAAAAGCAAGGCTGACCTTGAGTTGATTGCCTACGATGTGGCGCAGTACAGAGCTAAGCAAAAGGCCATCACCGATGCCGGTGGAAAAGGCATTGCCGCTTCGGTGCTGGCAGCCATTGCTGATCCGACCAACGCTGTCTTTGGCGGCCTTGGCTGGGCAGGCGGTGCTGCGCGTGGCTTGCTTGCAGGGTCAAAGGTTGCTGGAAAAATCTCAAGCATTAAAACAGCAGCCAGTGCCGGTACAGCTGCAGAGTCTGTTGTTGGCGCCTCGAGGTTTTCTAAGGCTCTTACAGGTGCAGGAGCAGCGGTGGCAACCAACATGCCTATTGAAGCTGTTTTGCAAGCTACCCAGCCATTGAGGGAAATCGATGATGCTTATGCGACATTTGGCGCTTCCGCCATCTTGGGGGCTGCAGGTGGTTGGTTAGCGGGAGGTCAGACGAGAAGCAACAAGCTTTTCAATGAAATGACAAACCGTCGTGCATTAGCTGCTGAAAAGAGGGTGGAAGCCTACGCACTGGCTGGATTTGATAACAGTCCAAAGGTGGATGATGAGGTGGCTTTCATGTCTGGCACCACAGTCTTTCGTGGAAAAGCAAAGTCATTCACTGATGATCATGTTGTTGTAGTGGATTCAGCAGGGGAATCCCATGTAGTACCTACGGGGATGCTCAGGCCGGCAACCTACAAACAGGCCAATGGTCTTGTGGATGGGATGTCACCCCCGTCGGTTCCAGCAGAAAAGGCGTCTTTGGTGTTCCAAACAGCGGATGAGGGTGTCCCCCCAACCGTAGCAGCAACACTTGGTCCATACGCTGGGCAGGTCAAAGCTAACCGAGGCAAGACGTTCTCAATGATCAAAGTGCAAAACGGTATCCCCGATTTGGACACACCGAGTGTGTACACAAAGGTAGACGGTGTAGATGTTCATCCAGACATCGACCCAAGGCCTTACACATCATCAGCAGCAAGTGCTACTGAAGTACCAGCGATGAGAATGTTTCACGAGATGGTGCATGGGGACCCACAGATTGCGCAAGACTTGATTGACGCATGCGCTAGACGATAAAAAACAATAACAAAGGGGGCGCCATGAGCACCTATTGCGGAACAGGTTCATTCACACGAGAAGATGGTAGTAGTGTTGAGGGAACTATTGATGGAATCAATGGGGACAAACTGAAGGTAAACACCAAAGACGGTTTGATCGAGATTACCCCCGGCCAAATCGAAGAAGTTTCCGGACGCTTCACCGTTTTTGGTTTACCGATGCGCTTCAGGATTGACGCATTTTCAACCCTCGTTGGTTCGGGTTCTTCGACACTTGCCCGGTTGTCAGCAACTTTGTTTGATGGTCCTTTAGAGCACTTTGGAATGAGTGTTGAGACACGCTCACGCATGTTGGTAGGCGAGATGCAAGCAGAAGGCCAGCAGTGGTTGATGCACCACATGCGTAACGCCGTTGTGGAAGCAAAAGTACCATTGAAAGAGCGCTTTGCTTTTGAGGTGAAATTTCAAGAGGAAGTTGCCGCAGTTGCTCGTGGAGACACAAGAGCTATCGAAAATGCCTCAACACATGTGACAAAAGCTGCCAAAGCTTACTCGGATGCCATGTACAAGATGGCAGCTGAGTTGGAATCAAAAGGAATTGTTGACAAGGGTGTGCTGACAAGCCGTGCCAACCATGTGACCCGAAGCTGGAATGACAACAAGGCTCTTCACTTTGAGAGGCGCTTTGGTAAAGAGGCTTTCCTGAATGTCATCGCAGGGGCAATTCGCAGTAGAGATGTCACCATGACCATGGACGATTCTTTAGTAGTGGCCAATGTCATTCGCACAACACTACGCTCGAAAGACACTGCTGACCTTCTCGGTAGCGCAAGCGTTTTTGGTGAAAAAGCACTCAATGAGGCTGCTATCAAGGTGGCCCAAGAGCAAAACATCGACGAGTCCTTGGCCAAGTCAATTGTTTCCATGATGACCGGGGAGGCATCCGCTTTCAAGACAGGTGTCTTACAAAAGCGTGTCGACTTGGACGAGGCGTACACACACACAGTGACCGATGTAAAAACGGGGCAGCAAATTGAAGTGAAGGTTTCCGATGTCTTCAACAACAATGCTTCCCAACTGCTTGATGGGTACACCAAGAAAGTTGCCGGCATTATTGCGTTGGCCGAGCGGGGTAACCTGCACAAAGAAGCTGTGTTTGAGCACCATTTGACCAAGGTTCGCGACGAATTGATTGATGCAGGAAAGTCTGCAAGGTTTATCGAAGAGCGCGTCTCGATGATCCGAGATTTGCGTAAAGCATTGATGGGAACACTGGATGCTGAAAGTGGGAACTTTGCAAGAGCTGCGCGCCTATTGATGAGCCTGTCGTTTGTTCGCTTCATGGCTCAGGCAGGTTTCTCACAGACAGCCGAACTTTCTGGCATCTATGGTTATGCTGGGTTTGGGGCTGTCAACAAGCACGTGCCTTTAGTTAAAAAACTCATCTCCGACATGCGTAAAGGGCTTCCGGTAGATGATGAGTTTGCAAAAGACCTGCGCGTTATGGGACTAGGTATGGAGCAAATCAGCTCCAAGTTCTTCCTTAAGGGTGCTACCGAGTACGAGGGTGACTTCTTGGGACACACCGAGCGCTACATGGAAAATGCAAAACAGGGCGTGGCTTTTGTCAGTGGACTGCGCCCAGCGAACGCCCTGCTACAACAGGTAGCTGGTCGCAGTTGGTTTCAGTTCATGTGGGAAGCCGCCTCTGGTATCAAGGAGCTGTCACCAGCAAACATCCAGCGATTGGAAGCAGATGGTTTGAATGCTCAAGACTTGCTGCGCGTAAAGGATGGTCTCAAAAAATATGCGACGTCCAAGAATGGCGTTGTGGACCACATCGATACAGAAGCTTGGCGCGTAGCGGACCCTGATGGCTACATGGCCATGATATCCACAATGCAAATGCAGACCCGCAAGATGTTCATTCAAGCCGGCGTGGCTGAGCGTCCATTCTGGATGAGCAAGCTCGGTGGTCAATTGCTGATGCAGATGCGGGGATTCCTTGTGGATACCTACACGAAGTCAACGCTCAACCATGCCAAGCATCATGACTCCATTGCGCTGATGACGATGTTCGTGGGGGTTACTTTGGGTTCCATGCAGTATGCGTTGAGAGCCTATGTCAACAACTTCAACAACAAAGAAGAGCGCGACAAGAAACTCAAAGCACGCGAGTTGATTGTCCAAGGGATTAACAACTCCAGTCCCTTCTCCGTCATGCCTATCCTTGTGGATGCTGGCCTCGAGGTTTCAGGCCACAAACCTGCGTTTGGTAGTCGTCTGAGTGATGGAAGCGCTAAGGATTTTCTGAGCGGATCCGGCGCACTCAGAACTCTTGATGACATCATTCGCGGGGGGGTCGTTGCAGGCAAGACAGTTGTTGGTATGGGTGACTACACACCGACCAAGAGCGAGGTCAACCGTAGCCTCTCGCTGTTTACCCCAAACCTCTTTGGTTTGCGAAATTTACAGCACGCCATTACGCAACATTTGCCCGACAAAAACCCTGAAGCAGTGGATTTGTTTGACGACAACTAACAATGCCACCCTCGGAATAACTGGCTAGTTTTAGCCACTTCCGGGGACCCCTTTAACACGGCGCCTCACGAGAAATCGTGGGGCGTTTTCTTTTGGAACACGCTATGTACTACTCACGCGTTACATATGTGGGTGATGGGTCGACGGTACTGTTCGTTGTTCCATTTGACTACATGGACAGAAGCCACATTTCTGTCTTGCTGGATGGCAGCGAAGCAACTTTCGCATGGCATTCACAAACACAACTGCGGATTGAGCCGGCACCTCTACGGGGTGACAAAATTGAGCTTAAACGCACCACGCCCATTGACAGGTCACCGACCGATTTCATTGAAGGCGCAGTTATCACAGCCAACGACCTCGATGTCGTGGGCAACTACTACTTGCTTGTCGCCCAAGAGGCGGCAGACGCACTGTCAGATGTCAAAAGTAGCGGAGATGGTTCACCCGGTGGTGGCCAAATCGTCTACACCGCAGATGTCTTGGCAGCAGAGGCAGCCGCTCGCAGAGCCGAAGCGGCCCTCAAAGCCTTCCGTAGCCAATACCTTGGCGCAAGCGCTACAGCGCCCACCACTGACGGAAACGGTGACCCAATCACAGCAGGTGACATCTACTTTGACACGACTGTCAAACGATTGTTCACGTGGTCTGGGTCCGAATGGCTTGAAAACCCACATACCTACGAAAACGGTGCGGTCTTCTTCACGGAACCATACACCGCTACCCAAGGACAAACCGACTTCACCACGGTTCACGCCTATGTGCCCCACGCAGACAGCATTGCTGTGTACCTCAGTGGCCAGCGCCTGACACCCTATGTGGATTACGACGAAGTGGACCCCCATCACGTCGTTCTCAAAACGATTGTTGACGAGGGTGATACCGTTTTGTTCCACATCGGTGCCAATGTGACCGGAAGTGTGGACGTTTCAGGCACTCTCACAGGTGGCGGCAGCGGTACGACCCCAACGGGTGACTTTGTGAAGCGCACGGGTGACACCATGTCTGGCCCATTGGTCATGCAAAAGGCGTTCACTGCAGATCCAACCAGTGGCACTGAGATTCTTTCAGTCACTGCGACTGCTGATGTCAGTGGCACAGCGCAAGCCCTTGGTGGCCTTCAGGTGAAAACAGCGGCAAACGCCAGCACGCTTCACTTGCAAACCCTCAAGACCGGCTCAGTTGCACCTACAGATGCGCTGACCGTTCACGAAGACCAGAAGGTGGAGTTCTATAACTGCCTCATCCTTACGGGTGACGATGGCGCCAAGTACAGCTTGTGTGTCAAAGCCGGCGCTATGGTGCTCACCAGCTTGACACCTGTAGAGCCAGTACGCCTGACAGGTTACACATACGCTTCGATTCCCCAAGCGTTGAACACACAAGCCATTCAGATGATGCTGTTCACGCAAGATGGTTTGAACCCAACCGGTTCATACGAAACGCGTCCGACAGCCGAAGGCTTTACATCCTTCCAAGACCACCCCGGGCAGCTCATTGTGAGCGCCAATGCGTCTTACGAATTGTTTGGACCTTCGTGGGGTGCTAACAGCACCACCATCTCGACACCAACACTTGTGAAAGTTGCGGGTGACGCTGAACTCATTGTTGTGAGTGACACGCTCACAGGCCGCACGCACACCAAAGCTTCCTTGCAAAGTGCTAACCCACCCAAGCTTGTACTGAAGCCTTTGGCTGGTTTTACGGAAGGCACGAGCATCTTCTCGGTGCAGTTTGTGGTCACGGATCCAGAAGGCGGTTTGCCCCCTTCGGTGCGTTACCTCGACATCGTCATCAACTCGGTTAACACCTCCATTCCGTAAAGCGAGGCTGCTGTGTCAAAAAACATCGTTTTTGCTGCAGCCATCAAGACATCACTACCGGACCCTACGAGTGCCAGCGGCAGAGCAATTTTGCTGGCGAGGGAATACACGGACACAAGTGGTGTTCTTCGAAAAGCGGGCGTCTATGTCAGTGATGGCACCCAATGGTCTGCACAACCGCAAACGCTTAGCGCGTTATCTGACGTTGACCCTAGCAACCCACCAGTTGCTGGGTCCGTTCTCTATTTCAACGGCACCAAATGGGTGGCCGCTGACTTGGGAACAAGTATCGAAAACTCTTTCAACAACAACCCTAACTCGTCTATGGACGGAGGAACTTTCTAAATGATTACTCGCATCATCCTTAAAAACTCCCTGCAACCCGGTAAGGCACCACTGCCATCCGATTTGGTTGTTGGTGAAGTTGCACTGAACGTGGCCGATGGCACGCTCTACGCACTCAACACGATGGGTCAGGTGGTTGAAGTCCGCCCTTTGAACCTGCGCGACGGTCAAGTTCTGACCAGCAAACTGGCTGATCTGGCTGTCACCACTGACAAGATTGCTGACGAAGCAGTCACCGTCTCCAAGCTGTCTCCTGAAGTGCAAGCCCTGTTGGCTCGCACCATCGACACCGCTTCTATCGCTAACGGTAGTATCACCAATGAGAAGTTGGCTGATGGCGCTGTTACTTCCGGCAAACTGGCCAGCCCACTTGAGCAATTCATCAAGGGCACCGGTGGTCGTTACCTCGGCGAAGCCTCTGGCTGGGCTGAAGGCAAAGGCCCTGTGTCGCGCGATTGGAACGGTGCATTCGTAGGTGAGAACTTCATCCGCAAAGGTGACTTCTTCTTCAACATCGAACAAGGTGCATTCTTCATTGCTTCCGCTAACGGTGGCGCTGAAGTGGTGTGGGTTCGCGTTGGTAACAAGACCATTGGTACCGCTTCGTTGGATGACGGCTCCGTCACCCTCAGCAAGCTGGCCACTGAAGTCATGGCCTTGGTGGACAGCAAAGTTGCTGCCGAAGGTTCTGCTCGCGAAGCTTCTGACGCTTTGATCAACGAACGCATCAGCAACTTGCTGAGCAACGTCGATCCAGCTGCTCTGGACTCGCTCACCGAAATCGTTGCTGCTTTCCAAGCTGCCGACTCGGATCTGACTGCCACTCTGACCAACTTGTCGACCAACGCTAGCTCTGCTTTGGCTGCTGAAGCCGCTGCACGCGCTGCTGCTGATGCTGACTTGCAAGCTCAAGTGTCCGCTGAAGTTACCGCACGCACTGCGTTGTCGGGCAAAGTGGATCAGGAAATTGCTGACCGCAAGGCTGCTGTTGACGCAGTGAACGCACGCGTGACGACCGAAGTCACCTCGATGGGTACCGCACTCTTTGCTGAGAGCGAGAACCGCATCAACGCTGATGCTGCCCTGCAAGCACAACTGAGCGCTGTCAACGCTGAAGTTGATGTTCTTCGCAATGACTTGTCCTCTGTGGACGCTACCCGTTTGTCTGACAAGACTGCCTTGGGTAACCGCATCGATGGCCTGCACAACGCCCTGCAAGCAGAAGCATCTGCACGCCTGAGCGGTGACTCTTCTCTGACCAATGCGGTTCAGACCGAAGTGTTCGAGCGCAAAGCTGCTGACCAACTCGAAGCTGACACCCGTGCTCAAGCCATCCTCGACTTGCAAGCACAAGTGGGCGATGAGCTGGATGCTGTCAACGCTGCTTTGGCTGCTGAGACTGCTGCTCGCGTAGCCGGTGATGCTGCCCAGCAAGCTGCTTTGAACACCGAAGTGTCTGCTCGCCAAGCTGCTGATAGCGCTTTGCAAGTTGCATTGGACGCAGAAGTTGCCGCTCGCGTGGCCGCTGGTACTGCTAACGATGCTGCTTTGGCTGACCTTGAGACTGTGTTCCAAGGTGCCGTGGACGGTATCGAAGCTGGTATGGCTGCTGAGACTGCTGCCCGTGTGGCTGCTGACAACGCTTTGGCTGCTCGCGTGAGCACGCTCGAAGGCGAAATCAACGGTGGTACGTTCTAAGCGTTACACAAACCAAACGAAAGGGGGACCCTCACGGGTTCCCCTTTTTTTCATTTTATTTTTGGAGCATCGCCATGACGACACGCATCATCTTGCGTAACTCAACGACAGCAGGAGCAACCCCAGCTGCTCTGACTTTGGCTGTAGGCGAAGTGGCTGTGAACACAGCTGACGGCAAGCTCTACACCAAGCATGTTGACGAAACGATTCGGGCACTGACACCTGACATCTCAAACATCAGTCAACACATTACCCCCAATTCAGACAACGCGTTGGACATCGGTTCGACAGCGTTGCGCATGCGTAATCTTTACGCAGCCTCGGGTGTCATCACGACCTCCGATGCAAACCTCAAGACAGACATTGAGGCCATTCCTGAAGAGTGGCTCAAGGCTTGGGGCACTGTTCAATTTACACGCTATCGATTTACAGACGCCGTGGCCACCAAAGGTGACAGCGCGCGTTGGCACGTGGGCTTGATTGCTCAGCGTGTCCACCAAGCCTTTGAGTCCCACGGTATCGACCCCGTGGCGATTGGTCTACTTTGCTTGGACCAATGGACGGACGAAGAGGGGAATCCCCAAGAGCGCTTTGGTGTGCGCTACGAAGAAGCATTGGCGCTCGAATGCGCTTACCTCAGGTGGCAGTTGAGCCAGCTGAGTGCTCCCAAAACGCGCACCCCAAGGACAAAAGAAAAAGAAAAACCAGAAGGTACGGACCATGGAAAACCAAAACAACATCGAAAGCCGCGTCGTCAAGTTGGAGACGGTGATTGACGTGCATAAGCAAGAACTCAAGGAACTCAAGAACTCTTCGGAGTCCCTGAGCAAATCACTGGAATCCATCCAGCACAACTTGCAGCAAATCAAGTATGCAGCCCTCGGTGGCGTGCTTGGCTTGTTCGCGCAAGAGCTGGGCATTCTGGGCATCTTGAAGTCCCTCCTTCACTAATCCCAAGGAGACACCATGGCACGCGCACATGAAGATGTCCTTGGCGAGCTGCATCAAGAGCTGGCCAAGGTTCTCAAAGAAGAAATCACAAAGACCTATCAAGACAAAGATGGCAATCAATCGCGCTCGGCAGCAATGCTGAGTGTGGCCCGCCAGTTCTTGAAGGACAACAACATCCAAGCCGAGGAATCTAACCCGGCTATGCAGTCACTTATTGGTTCACTTCCAGAGTTTGATAGTGAGTTGCCAATCCAATAGACCCGCCAAGGGGTCACGTCGGCCCGCCAAGGGCATGAAAACGGGTGGTCAATAGCGACCCAGCGTGGTCATGCTTTAGCGCAACCAAGGGCCTTTAAACAAAGACCCCCAAGGAGGCGCCATGAAGGCCCAACAAGACAACTTGCTGAAGATCAAAGCTGATTTTCGTGTGTTCCTTTGGTACGTGTGGCGACACCTGAGTCTGCCCGCCCCAACCCCTGTGCAATACGACATCGCGTTGTACCTGCAAAGTGGTCCACGCAGGCGAATGATCGAGGCTTTCCGTGGTGTTGGCAAGAGCTGGATTACCTCAGCGTACTGCTGCTGGTTGCTGCTCAACAACGCAGAGGAAAAAATCCTCGTGGTGTCCGCTTCGAAGCAGCGCTCCGATGACTTTTCGATTTTCACGAAGCGTTTGATCCATGACTTGCCCATTTTGGCGCACCTCAAGGCCAAAGAGGGCCAGCGTGACTCCAACATCGCATTCGATGTGGGTCCCGCAAAACCTGCCCATGCGCCTTCCGTGAAGTCCGTGGGTATCACCGGCCAGTTGACCGGTAGTCGTGCAACCCGAATCATTGCTGACGACATCGAGTCGCTCAACAACTCCCTCACGCAAAACAACCGTGACAAGCTCATGGAGACCGTGAAGGAATTCGACGCGATTATCTTGCCGGGTGGTGAAATTACTTACCTCGGTACACCGCAGACCGAGATGTCGATCTACAACATCTTGCCTGAGCGTGGGTACGAAGTGCGCATCTGGCCGGCACGGTTTCCAATGGCCGACAAGCTCTCGAAATACGAGGGCAAGCTGGCCCCGTATGTGTCCGACATGCTGTCCCGTGACATCAACAACGCTGGTCGCCCTGTGGACCCCAAGCGGTTCACCGATTTGGACCTCGTGGAGCGTGAAGCCTCGTATGGCCGCTCAGGGTTTGCACTGCAGTTCATGCTGGATGTGTCCTTGGCTGACCAAGACCGCTATCCGCTCAAGTGCAACGACCTCACTGTGCTCGATGTGGACCGCGAGGTGGCCCCTGTGAAAGTCGTCTGGTCCTCCGCAGTGGAGCACCAGCTGGAGTTGCCCTGTGCGGGCCTCATGGGTGACCGTTTTCACAAGCCCATGTGGATTTCGCCAGAGTTCTTACCCTTCCAAGGCTCGGTCATGTTCATTGACCCCTCCGGTAGGGGCAAGGATGAGACCGGTTATGCGGTCGTGAAGATGCTCAACGGCATGCTCTACCTGACCGCCTCGGGTGGTTTCCGGGATGGCTACACCGAGGAGACCCTGACCAAGCTGGCCATCGTGGCTTCTCAACAAAATGTGAACTACCTCATCATCGAGGACAACTTCGGTGACGGCATGTTCACCCAGCTGTTCAAGCCCATCTTGTTGCGTCACCACAAGGTCTCCATCGACCCCGAAGGTAAACGCCATCACACCCAAAAGGAACGCCGCATCATTGACACCTTGGAGCCTGTGCTCAACCAGCACCGTCTGGTGGTGGCCAAGAGTGTCATTGAGGCTGACCTGAAGGTTGAGGACCCCAAGTACCAACTGGTGTACCAGTTATCACGGATTACGAAAGACCGTGGTGCCTTGGCCCATGATGACCGCTTGGAGGCCGTAGCGGGTGCTGTGGCCTACTGGGTGGAACAAATGGGCAGGGATCAAGCGTTGGTCATGGACCAGCACCGCGAAGAGATGCTCCAGCAAGAGCTGGAACGCTTCATGGACAACGTCCTTGGAAACACATCACGGGATGAAGTTTTCTGGGGTAGTCGCTGAGTGCCCGTAGTGTTCCCGCAAGGTCTTGGCACCTTCGGGGACATGCTCTGCACATCTTGCAATGCGACAACTGCCTGAGACCATCTGGTGCCCGGGTTCGCCGCACACCTCGCACACCCGA